TACCTCGATTTGTACGTAAAGATTGGTTACCATTTACGTCAGTTATAACTTTAAATTGGTCAGGTAACATTTTTGCAGCATCTTGTGCCACATCACTTACTACCCTCCCTGTGCCCTGTGGAACCACCAAACGTGGCGCACCACCAGTCCCCTCAACCTGCGGAACAGTACCTAGGCCAGGCGTAGTCAATTTTGGTGTTACTGATTTATTAGTAGGAACTTCATCATAGCCTCCTGTTGGTAGTTTTCCACCATCATCGACTTTTGGTGCTTCCATTCCTGACGGCGTAGCTACTTTACCTGCTCTCTGGGCAGCATCATCTAACTCCTTAAGTACCTGGTTGTTTTTTGCATCCAGCTCTTTTAGCATCTTTTCTACTCTAGTAGGAAAGACCTTATTCAATATTCTTTTAACCGACCAGCCACCTATTGCTAGGGCAATGGTAATTTCTTTCCAATGTTCAAGTGCCCACGTAACTGGATCTTTCATTTGTTCTATAAGTGCATTTATTGAAGTCATATTGGCATTCATATCGGCCAAAGTCGTGTTAAAATCGGCAATTCCGGTTTTAAGACTTTCAAATCCGGTTGATATTTCTTTTGCTGACATTGACCCAATTTGTGTTGCCAACTCACCTATATTAGTTTCCATATTTGAAAAGGCACCATCATATTTCTCGTCAATAAACCCCTTTGCAAGATTATACATACCAAAACCACCAGCACTCAAAAGAAAAAGGTCCTTAAGATTGCCCATAATACCGCCTTCCATTAGGGCAGCAACTACACCAAGCTTTTTGTCTGCATTGCTATCATCATCGGCAGTGGATGGTGGGCTTTGAAGTGACGGTGCGACCACGGATGCGGGAGGATTGAGTTCATCGTAATCAGCACGTCTTCTTCTAAGTTCGGCATCATCTTTAGCCATTTTGGCTTGTTTTCTTAAGAGATCCGTTTGCATCATCATTTCATTCTTGATGTTTTGAAACACCGGCATGAATTTATCTAATTTGATGTTAACTTCTCTTATAGAATTTTTGCCACGATTTCTAACAAGATCACCCTCATTCTTGAGGGTCTCAATTATAGCCTTCGTTTCATCTGATAAAGGTGTTGCCATTTTTATTATCCGTTTTCGTTTTGCTTTTCTATATGGTTAACTAACATTTGAAAATATAAATCCCGTTCATAAGGCATTAAAGCTTCTATATCACTTATTGAATATTTATGGTGCTGAGCCAAGGAGAAAGTCATTTTATAATATTCACCCAATGTTAAATGACTCAGCACTAGATAAAAAAACTTTTCATTCCTTCTACTACAAATGTTTTCTCGTCACCATTCTTATTTGTATAACTCATTTGGTGTCTAACTTTAGGCATAGTTTCAAAAAATCTTTGCACACCTTGCACAACATCACTATTCATATTATCCATAAATTCATCTATCTGAGCGTCTGTATAATCTTTAAAATCGTGAACCTCGTCTTCTGATGCAACTTTGTCCAAGCAAGAAGTCATAATAAAGTAATTTGCCAAAGGATCATTTTCTAATGTTTGTGCTATTTTTATAAACTGATCTATTGTAGGATATTTTAGATAGAGCGTATATTCATCGTTGATTTTAATTTCTTTAGAGTGGCTTTTATCTTTGTAAACTGTAACATTATCAATATCAAGTTCCATAGGAATTTGTTCTTTTGTATCTTCGTCTGTTATCATAAATGAAACGTTATTATTTACTGATTTTGATCTTAATAAAAGTAAAATATATTCCAAATCAAACATTGAAAGTGTGCCAACGTCTACGTTAATTAAACAGTTATTAATAATCTGTTTTGTTGCTAGTATTTCTTGTTCCGAATCGTCAGATTCTTGAGCAACTAAAAGTATTTTTTCTTCTTTTACTGTAAAGCCTCTATATTTAATTTTTTTGCCTGTCGATGGCAATTTCATTTCAAATAAAGGTAAGTCAATTTTGGGTAATCCCATACTATAATCTCCTATAATCTATCCAAGTGTATTTACAAGTTTGTTCAGCGAATTGTCTACCCTATAAATTCTATTAATAGCATCCTGCACACTATTGAATTTCGTGCCCTGCTTTACGGTTTGCTGTACAGTACCTGCAAATCCTGCAAGTGCTCCGAGTGTTGATAATAAACCATTTCCACGGCCATATAAACCTAGTGGATTTCCTTCAAGTTCTCCTGAAAACTCAATTCTTTCAAAAGCAAATTTTATAGGCAATGTGAGAAAGTTATCATTATCTGACCAAGACAAATTCGTTTCTCCCATACCGGTTGGATAGGCGCCATCTAATATTGTTTCGTAGTAGCGGTTATTATCTGAATCGGTAGTATAATGTTTAATTGATATTCGTGCGCCATAATCTTTCATATATCCCATTTCAAAAGGTAATTTATTTCCCACAGACGAAAATTTACCGCCTTTAGTTCCATAATTCATAACTGCTTGCATCCATTGATGAAAGAACTGCAATACTTTGTGCTCGGAATCCATCATAAAAATAGCATTGAATTGTGATGCGGAAATAGCAGTAGGATAAAATATTGGATTACTTGCAACGGGCGCATATTCTTGAGTTTGCAAGTTAATATTGGGTACAGTTGCAGATTGACAAAAGAATCGTAATGACCTAGCATCCATCCCTGCAACAGTATTTCTATGTACTGGAGTTACAGTTACCTCAAACAAGGATCCACGTGAAGGTCCACCTCGTGAGTCAAGCTCAGCTTTAAATTGAGATATGTTAAAAGACATCTATTATCTTCCTCTAATTATTTTTCGAGATTCCGCATATACTTTACTCTTACTTGCGCCAGAAAATCTTGCGGTTGGTAAAAACAAAGCTACATCCCATTCGGTAGGATTTACATAAACCAATTTTGTTCTTACGTGCTGAAAAAGATAATGTTTTATACAAGGTTTAAATTCCTTGAATTTTTGTGCAGCCGCAAGTGTTCCGTAATTCAACCTCAATCTTGTATTTTCATCATATTTATCATTGCTTATGGTATCATACAAAGCATCCATAAGTTTTGCTCTCAGTATAGGTGGCAGATAATGCATGTTAAGCCCTAAAAATCCACCTTTTGCTCGGCCTATGGGAAATATTAAAGGAAACATATCATAGTATGGTAACGTTTCTTTATTTTTAGGATCATAACTAAACATATACATATCACCAATGCGAAATCTACCTGCGGCCTTATAGCGATCCGTTCCCATTTCTCTGACAAGCTTTTCGGGTGCGACTCTACCTTTTGAAACGGTCTTTGCTTGATTTCGATACCATTCTCTTGCTTTATCCGTTCTTGCAGGTACCTGCCCTGCTCGAATACCTTTCAATAGAATATCGTCAAAAACTTTTGCAACCATTACTTTATTCCTAGTTCTTTTTCGGTCATAATTATAAAATCCCAGTTTCTATCCGCACAAAAATTCCTTGCAGCTTTCCATTTTGCCTCATTAACTCCATATGTTTTTACCTCATTTAAATATCGTCTGGATATTCTACCAGAAGGTGTATTATTCTTCTTTTTAATATCCGGAGGTAACGTTTGTTTATATGGTTTAATTTCAATCATTACAGTCTTGCGTGTTCCGTTTGGTAATTTTTTATGTACAACCACATCGGGATAATATCTATGCCTGCGTCCATCAATAGGTGAAACATAAGGTACTATAACTTCTTCAGATTGCCACCACAATACATCTGGGTGCTCGTCAACCGTACGAAAAAATTTAAATTCCCACAACGATCTATAGATAATTTTTGTAGGATCACCTTTGTATTTTGAAGGATTTTTAGGTCTAAACCTTCCTTTATAAGCCATTTCCAAATCACATTTTTTTAGTATAAATAAGTATTATAAAGCTATTTATATAAAACACAAGGGATTTGAAATGGCCAGTCCAAGAAAAGCTGATGAATACAGGAGATCCCAATCTCAAAGTAAATTTATGTCGTTTCCTAGTAGACCGGAAGCACATTCGATGTTATTGATATTTAAAGATTACCAATATAAAGACAGAGTAGCATACGAAAGTGTGGGACAAAGAAATAACGGACGTACCGTATATTCTCAAGCAGAAATTACTACAACATTAGCAGGATCTGCGGGGATTGAACTTCCGTTTCCAAAGCAATTAAACGACCAAACAGACTTAAGACTAAACGGGTTTGAAAGAAGTTTAGTAACTGAGGGTATTGCAGGATATTTAACTGGTAAAGCCTCTAGTACGGCATCTCTTGCCGATATTGGTGCTGCTGCAAGTTCAATTACAGGAGATTTGGCAAAAATTGTTCAACAAGCTGGAGCGGGCCTTGCTAGCTTCACAGGAGAAGGCGGTGGTGGTAAGTTAGTTGAAAGTATCACAAATGCATTAGCTTCTGTATCAATTAAGGATGCAGCTGCATCTTCAGCGTATCTTCTGCGGACATTTCTGCCTGGTGACATTGGAAGAAGTGTAGGTGTATATGCAGGAAATATAACTAACCCCAAAGAAACACTCGCGTTTGAAGGTGTAAATCTCAAATCTCACAGTTTTACTTGGGAATTATATCCACACAGTTCCGAAGATTCTGACATAATTAGAAATATTACAAGATTCTTAAAAGAAAAATCATTACCCGCGGCAGTAGATGTAGGTCAAACCGCAGGTCCAAATATCCGTAGAGCCTTTCTTAATTATCCTAGTGTTGTTGAAATAAAACTTTTAGGAGTTAACGAGCAACATTTCCCAGCATACAAACCTTGCATGATCCAAAACGTAACACTTGATTATGGTGCACCGGGTACTGTACCGCTTATGGAAGGTGGCAAACCGGGTGCGGTGGTTTTAACAATTGCATTGCAAGAACTCGAAATCCACGTGTCAAATGATTATAGTGGGAATGGTGTTGCAACGCAAGTAATTAATGATAGCGCCTCAGCAGGCCTGGGCGGACTGGGGAGCAACTAATGGCTAAATACTTTCAAAGTTTTCCTATTATAGAATACCAAGGAAAAAGAGTAAGAGATATTACTCGACGTAACAGATTTTCTTCTTATCTATCCACAAATCCTTTTTTATATTTGCCATATACTGTAAAAGATGATATGAGAGCAGAAGATGTTGCTCTATTTTATTATGGATCCGTTGATTATGTTTGGCTTGTTTATCTTGCAAATAATATAATTGATCCATATCACGAATGGCCTATGGATGAAAAAACTTTTAATGATTTTCTAATTGAAAAATATACTGATGTATCTGGCAAACAAGGCCAAGATGTTGTGGATTGGACTAGAGACCCCGATAATGATGAAAACATTCTTTATTGGTATAAAGAGGTATAATAAATGGCAGTAGATATTATAAAGCTTTCACCGGAATCTTTTCAGACAATTTACTTGCGAAGAGAAGATAGGGTAATTCTACGAACAGAAGCAGGCCGTAAAATTATTATAAAAAGAATTATTCCTGATGAGTGGAAACCATACAGAATATATGATTTTGAGTCAGATTTAAACGAGAATAAAAAAGAAATATTTTTGTTTGATAACGATTTTCTCGGCCAGATGGAAGATGAATTTATACAAAAAATGCGAGTTGGCTAGTGTCAGAACCTTTTAATCCATCAAAGGCTACAATTGTAAAGGCAAGACTCTTGCCATACAAAGATAACCCAAATGTAGATGATAAAGCTTGGGTTGATATCTTGCCTCTAATAACACAATTTTCCTTGACACAATCCATAGAAAGAAATGGAATAGTAGGCTCTATACTTTGTACAGATAAAATTGGATTATTAGAAAATGCACTCCCCACGGATAAGCAAAGACTAGAGCCTATCGAATACGCTAAAGCCAATCCTTTAAGAGGAGAGGAACGACTAGAAATTACTATTAAAGCAGAAGATCTTGGCACAACTTTAGATTTAAGATTATTTGTTTTTAGAATAGATGGAGTTACTCCAACCTCGACGGGAGATGGTAAAACCTTTAGGATGCATTTCATATCGGCAGTTGCATTTAACGCAATGTTGAAAAAAATAACGGAACCTTTTACTAATGTTTCTCAAGGATACATGGCAAGAAAAATATTTAGAAATAACTATTCTAATTTTGATAGATTGAGCCGATTTGAGATTGACGAAAACTTACCGTTTGGAAATAGTAATAAATTTGTTCTGCTATCAGACCGACAGAGATATTTTTATACGATGGAAACAGAAGGAACTGACAGGGTCATTATTCCCAATCTAAGCCCTGCTGAAGCAATGAATTTTGTTGCAAGAAGATCTTATAGCAAACAATCAAATTCTTCCCTGTTTAGATTCTTTGAAACCGTAAATGGATTTTATTTTGTAACGGACGAGTGGCTCATAGAAAAGGCAAAAATAAATCCCTCAGAAATAATAGAATTAGTATACGATCCTTATACGACATTAGATCCTGCCAAAGGCGGCACGGAAGCACAGATAAAGCAAATTGAAAGTTTATCCAATCCTACAAGAGTAGATGTTGCAGAAGATTTATATTCGGGTGGATATACTAACAAAGTAACAGAAATAGATATTAATACAAAATCCGTTAAAACTTATGACTATTCTTGGGATACAAATCAGGCAGGTAAATTCGTTAATATGGATGGCAAAAAGCATGATATAGAAGATGATGTCCATTCCAAGGAGTTTATGAAAGATGCTTTTAATAAAGAAAATGCTAGAGATTTTATATTAGTTAGAGATTGGGCATATGACGGTGACAACGGCAGCACAGTAAAGCATTCTAATCTGAATAGACAGGAGATGATAAGTAAAAGAATTGCTTATATGCACCATTTATCCAGAACGCAGATTGATGCTACACTAAAAGGCAGACTAGACATTCAACCAGGCATGATAATAAATATTAATTTAACTGAATTGAAAAATAGAAATACAGTTAATAATAAAAGGTCCCAGCACGAACAGTTATCTGGAAAATATCTTTGCATTTCTTCTGAGCACCATTTATCTGACGATATTTTAGATACTAATTTAAGATTGACTAAGCTTGACTGGAATACCACAGTGGAGAATATTACAATATGATTTCAAATCCGTTATTTTTTATAGGTGTTGTAGAAAACTACGATCCTACCAATGAAGGCAGGGTTCAGGTAAGAGCATTTGATTTACATGGCTCAAATGATAAGGTTCCTACAAAATCACTTCCCTGGGCAAAATGTGCATCTGGAAGCTATGACCCTAATACGCAACTGCCTCCATTAAATTCGTTAGTATATGGTATGTTTTTAGATGGAAGAGATGCACAACAACCTCTCATATTAGGGCTCATTCCTACAAACTTTGATACCCGAATAGATCACCCAGAGAGTCATGGTTGGGGAGTTTATCCTGAGAAAGATGGAGAGGAACTTGCAAAAGGTTCAAGACCCTCAGACGTACATCAACCGGCACAATCAAGACTGGTCAGAGGTGAGGACTTGTCAGAAACATATATTCTTTCCCAGGAAATGAATAGAGTTGAAGAAATTAAAATAGCAGGATCGGAAGATACATGGGATGAACCTCCTCCAGCATATGCCGCAAAATATCCACATAATAAGATATGGGAAACTTCTAAGCATGTAATAGAGTTAGACGATACTCCAGACCACGAACGAATTATGATTTATCATAAAGAAGGTGCCTATATCCAAATGGACTCATACGGCAATGTTGCTTATAAAGCAGATGGTGATAAGTTTGATGTTTCTGTAAAAAATAGTCATGTTTTTATTGGCGGCCAAAGCCATATTCACGTAAACAGTGACGCCACAATGTATGTGAAGGGCAATTATACACAAGAAGTTACCGGTGATTATAATTTAATCGTACACGGCAATGCTCAATTTGGTACAGGCCAACAATTGGCAATTAATGGTGGTACTCAATTAACCATGCGAGGCCCAGAGGTCCGTATGGAAGCAAATGTAAGTAATATGTCAATTATTGCTAAAGGGAATATGAAACAACAAGCTGGCGAATCTTGGAATGCGGTAGCACCATTTACCCGTCAGACGAGCCTAATATCTCACAGCACACAGGCAGGCCCGAAGGGTTATAATCTATTTGTTGCAGGTGATTATACTGCTTCTGTAAATAATATGGATGTTGATGCATTAGGTACACAAAATTCTTTGCTTGGAAGCAGAGGGATTACATTGAATAGTTTAGCAGGACCTGCCCAATTAAATTCAACTGTGTACACCTCAATTTATGGCCCCATAGTTACTATTGATAATGTTGTGTCTCTGGCTGGACAAATCAGAGGCCCAACATTTGCATTGTCTGCTGCTACCAATTTATTAAGTGGATTAGACTACGCCGAAGCAGGCGCCTTTCCTCAAATGCCTGAACCTCCTGCTGCATCTACAGCATTTGTTCAGCGTCAAGGTTCATCATCATCGGCAGGAGTAACCTCTGGTGCTGGTCACTCAGACAGGCCAGAGTCTACCTTAGGCGATAAACCTGCTGATATTGTTCGTAATAAATCAGATACGATGAAGCCTATCCTAGATATGATTTCTGCGGCAGAAAGTAGAGCCGACGGATACGATGCAGTTTACAGTGAGATTTCACAAAGAAACAGACCTACAAAACCAATTTCTAGGATGACTGTAGGTGAAGTACTTGACTGGCAAGATAAACTTATTGCTAGTGGTGAGATAGGAAGTGAATCTTATAACGATTCGCCTAGTGTTGCAGCAGGTAGATATCAGTTTATCAATGCAACATTAGAAAGAGTTGTTGCTAATGGTTACATTTCAAGGGATGAAGTATTTGGTCCAGAGGTTCAGGATAGAGCAGCAATTGGCTTGATGGAAATGGATGGAAACTTAAATACTTGGCTTGATGGTAAGTTAAGTAATACACAATTCCAAAGAAAACTTGCTGGAATATGGGCTGGAATACCTGACCCTAGTACAGGAGAAAGTGTTTACGGATCTGATGGGTTTAATCAAGCAACAATTACAACAAACACTGCAGGTATTGCAGTTGAAAGTGCAAAGAACCGATATGTTGCATATGTTAACCGCATTGTTGAGCTTGACGATTCGGTAGATCTTCACATAGCTGCAAATATCCCGAATGTTTTTATTGGCGATGTATAAATATTTTGTAAGGAGATTTTATGACATCTAGTTGTATAGAATACAGCTCATCGTTAGATGGGCAATGTTTAGTAGACCAAACGACGGCTAACCGTGCGCTTGTTGGTGCGTTGCCGAAGGTCAAGGATGATGGATCATTTACGTTTGACCAAATAGATGCTTGGGGAGATGAATTTGTTACTACCTATCTAGTAGATGCTGAGAACAATCCAGTAGCAAAAGCAGAGCTTCAATATGGTGCCGAACTTTATATTCAATTAAATAATATTAATTCATATGCACGTAATATAGATTTAGGTCCATGGCCCGATTTGTCCGATAGACTACAAAGGGGTGAGCTTGGTATAATTGAATATGTGGATTTTTTAAATGAATTTAATTATACGATTTCAGATCTTCAAACACAAACTCAAATTAATCCAGCAACAGTTGCTTTTCAATTAGATAGTTATTATAAAAACACATTTTATAACAGTGTTATGGGTGGTTTTTGCAAACGAATAGAAGGAGTTTTTGGTGCTATTGATGCGTTCTTTGATCTTGTAAATGCTGTAAACGGATTTATTACCAAGGCATTATCATTTGTTGGTAATCTTAAAAGCGGCAAATTCTTTAAGGATATTGCGGAACAAGGATTGGCAAAAGTACTCATTAAGGAAATAGAAGAAAAGATTATTAGTGTTATTCAAAAGGCTTGGAAAAAAATCCAACAAACTCTTGAAAACTTTAACCTACTTAATTATGTTGATTGCGCTGCAAATTTTATAAATCAAAATGTAGCAAAACGAGCATATAAACTTAGACAAGAAGCACTTGCTTTTTTAAACGACGTAAATTTAAAAAGTCTTATAAAAAGAGTTGAAAAGTTATTTGACTATGCAGTAAACCTATTTGATAGACCTGGGTTGGCAGAAATTCAATATCTGGTGTTAAGATTCTGTTCGTTTATATCAAACATTGAAGCCCTAATTAATGAAATAAAGAAACCTTCACAGAATTTTGCATTAAAATACCAGACAGTAGTAAATAGACTAGATAGAGCTAGTTCAGCGGCATCTGCATTAGCAGTTGCGAGCGGTGCAAAAAGATATTCAAAAGAACAAAGAAAAATAAGCGCTAATGCACTTGCGGCAAAATGGACGAATCCAGATGGGGAAATTTTACCTACAAATACAGGAAATAAACCTGCAAATATGCCAGAAATTACCTGTAAAGAAATAAATAACATTCCTACCTGGGATGAAGTAAGACTTGGAAAGTCATCTATATTTACATTTCAAAATGACGGAAAGTCGTTTATTGATAAAGAAGCAGCATGGACGGGAATGCATTGTAACTTCCTTGTTAATATAATGCGAATACAAAAAGAAATTGGAAAACCATTTCAGATTAATAGCGGCTGGAGAAGTCAACAAGCTAATAAACAAGTCGGTGGTGCCGATAATTCTTATCACGGTGTTGGTAGGGCTATAGACATTAGTAAAAAAACCCTAAATAGCGATGATATTAAAAAAATTCGAAGTTTGGTAAAAAAATATAATTATGAAGTACTCTCATACGGTTCACACATTCACATAGAACCGGCACCGTCAGGATCATAAAATGCCTATAACAGTATTTACACCTAGGACCAAAAAGATTAATCTTTATGCTGACCTGCGCAAGGACTTGGCAATAAGTCCTGTTTCCGGTGATATTACTCTTGTAAAAGATGAGGATGCTGTAAAAGAAGCACTAGTAAATTTAATATTAACAGACCCAGGTGAAAGGTTGATGCAGCCTAACATTGGCGGCGGCGTAAGAGAAATGCTATTCGAGAATTTAACTCCTGCTGTTCTTACACTTATTAAGGAAAGGGTCACGGATTGTGTTAAACTGTATGAGCCAAGAGCAGAACTAATTGATGTTACTGTTGCGGCGGATATGGACTCAAATAACGTATCAGCAAACATACAATTTTACATAAGAAATGTAGAACAACCTATCACACTTGATGTGATACTAGAAAGGACGAGATAAGTTATGGCTACTCAGACTCCTATAACGGAATTAGATTTTGATAACATTAAAAGTCAATTAAAATCGTATCTGCGCCAACAAGATAAATTTGTGGATTATAATTTTGAAGGCTCTAATATGAGTGTTCTTCTTGATGTACTTGCATATAATACTTACCAAAACAATTTTTATACAAATATGGCAATCAATGAAATGTTTCTTGATTCCGCATTGCTTAGAAATTCGGTTGTATCACATGCAAAGGAATTAAATTATCTTCCAAGGTCTAGACGATCTGCAAAGGCTACTGTTACTCTAACAATCAGGGATAATGATGGCATTCTTGAAGGTCAAACAGTTTCAATTCCTGCATACACAGATTTTAATAGCACATTCCAGGGTGAAAATTTCAATTTTGTTACGGCACAAACATACGTTGCTAGAAAAACCGGTGTTGGTGTATACCAGGCAGCAAATATAGAATTGTTTGAAGGAGAATATCTTACAAGCTTTGAACGAGAAGGATTTATTGTTGATGCTGACGGTATACTAAGAGTAGCAATTACAAACGAAAATGCAGATACGGATTCATTTGAAGTGTTTGTTGATGCTGAGGCAACGGATGATGCTAATGTTTATTTGTATGCAAAAGATATTTTTGGCGTAGGCCCTACTGACAAAGTATTTTATGTTGAACCTTATCTTGATAACAGATATTCGATTTACTTTGGTGGAAACGTATATGGTGAGCAACCATCGGAATTTGAAGATGTAAGAGTAAGATATCGTATATGTTCAGGCACTGAAGCAAATGGTGCTAGCGTATTTACCACAAATTTCATAGATAACGTTACCGCTACGGTAACAACATTGGTTGCAGCAAATGGTGGGCAAGAAAGAGAATCGTTAGAAAGTATTAAAGCATATGCACCCAAATCTTTGCAAATACAAGAAAGAGCAGTAACAACAAAAGATTATGAAACATTGCTAAAACAAAGATTTCCAGAAATTAATGCAGTTGCTGCTTATGGTGGAGAAGAATTAGATCCTCCACAGTTTGGAAAAGTTGCGGTGGCCGTATATTTAAGAGATGGTGACGAATTGATTTCATCATCTTTGGCAAATAGATATGTTGAGTATCTCAGGGACAAAACTCCTCTAACAATTGAACCTATCTTTATTCAAACATCATTCGTATATGCTTGTGTTACAGCAAAAATTTATTACAGTAAAAGACTTACTACATTATCACCGGGTGATCTTGAACAATTGGTTAGAGCAAAAATACAAGCTCATTCTGCAGCTAATTTAGCAGATTTTGGCAAAAAATTAAGAATGTCAGGTTTATCTACAGAAGTGGATGCAGTAGACAACGGCATACAAAGTGTTAATATTACTGCTGTGCCTCTTATAGATTGGTCGCCTGATCTTGGTATTGCATCTACCGTCGTGTTTAGATTTCAATCAGAATTAGTAAAACCATATCCATACACACAAGATACGGGATTTACAGATTACAAACCTGCCGTAAAATCTAGTGTTTTCAATATTACCGGTAGTGTGCCGGTTTATATACAAGACGATGGCTTGGGAAATATCATGGTTATTTCTGACAGTCCAAGTGACCCACAGGTTTTGAATCCTAAAGTTGGTACTGTTAGTTATACGACAGGTGAGGTAAAACTTACCAAGTTTGCTGTCGAATCATTTACTGGATCAGCAATTAAAATTGAGGTAAATACTGTTCGCAGAGACATTACAGCACCTACTGGTAGAATTTTCTTAATCAGAGATGAGGATGTACATGTTGAAATATTTGCAGAAGAAGAATTAAACAAGACTGCTTCCTCGCAATCCGTGGCCACCGCAGGTGGTATTGTGATTACAACCGTATAAAGTAAGGCATTACAAGCAATGGACATCCAAAAGAAAATTGCGTTTTTCATAGAAAAACAATTCCCCGCAGTTTATCGGGAATACGGTTCTGAGCTTGTAACTTTAGTAGAAGAATATTATAGATTCCTAGAAGATTCTCCAAATCAAAGCCATTATAATAACCGTAGATTATTTGAATATAAAGATATAAGTACTACACTCAATAGTATGCTAATTTTTTATAAAAACAAATATTTAAAAGATTTACCGCTTGATGAGTCAAATGTAAAATTTCTAGTAAAGAATATTTTAGACCTTTATAGAAGAAAAGGTACTCCCGAAGGTATCATTTTATTTTTTAGATTGTTCTTTCAAGAAGATGTAGAAATATATTATCCTGCACAGCAGATACTAAAACCTTCCTCCTCAACTTGGCAAACCGGTACGTTCCTTCAAATGGAATACAATAATAATGTATTTACGGATATTGATGGAAATACATTTTCCTATGTTGACTTGCCAGGCAGAAATATAAAAGGCTCATTGAGCGGAGCAAGAGCTGCTGTTAGCAATGTAAATCTTATGATAATTAATGGGGTTAAAGTTGCTATACTTTATATTGATTCCGTTAGAGGTAAGTTTATTAGATACGATGATGTTACAGCAAAAATTGGCTCAAATATAGTTAATTTTGGTCGTATATCAGGTTCATTGAGTGGTTTCAATATAAATGAGACCGGAGGCCGAACAGGCAATAAAAAGGGAGATATTTTTGATGTCGTGTCTGGTACGGGAACGTCAGGACGGGCACTTGTAACCGCAGTTTCGGATAACCCGACTGGAGAAGTTTCTTATAATGTGACTGATGGCGGTTGGGGCTATACAGTTGAAAATACCGTACTTGAGGTTTCAAATCAATCTATAATACTCGAAAACTCTGAACGAGTTTTTATTATAGGCGAGACAATATCAGATACCTTAGGGAATACTGGAAAGGTAGTTGGCCAAAATGACGGCTCCGTAGGTATCTTAATGGACGGTTCCGATGAGTTTATATTTGGTAGAAACCATTTTGCAATAGACCGACCTGGAAGCCCTAGAATTGAAAATTTGGGAACCAGCTTTTCTGAAGTTACCAGCATACCAGACCGGAACGATACCTCTCCTGGAGATATGTTTGCTAATACTGGGTTATCAACTGACGTTAAGGTTTCCTCGCTCAATTTTATAGAAACAGTACAATTAATTACAGACACAATTTCCCCACACCTTGCTACTGTACTTAACATAGCAGATTGGGAAGCTAATGCTCCTTTTAGTGGGACCGCAAGTCCAGTTAGTCTAACAACCGTAATATCAGATGCCTTTGATCTTACACCATTTCAAGTTGGTAGTATCAATTCATTCTCAAATCTTGATCCTGGCACTGGATATGTAAATGATGTTTTTGCTCTGGCAAAAGATCCAACAATGATTAATTTTGACAGATATAATCAGATACTTAAAATTGATCCACCAGCAGCTGCATCCATTGTTAGTGTAGGTGAGCTTATTACCGAAACAGTGCCAAGTACAAGCTATTTTGGTAGGGTTGTAAGTACTGATTCTACAGCAGGTACTATTACAATAACACCATATGTTTATTATGGATTTTCTTCTACCGAAATTACAACTTCAGCAGGAGAAAAACTTGTTGTTACCGGAATTTCTACCGATTATACATCCAAAAAAATCGGAAGTAATGCAACTGTAAATGCAGATACAGATTTTGCAACAGGAAGAGTAGAATCAGTATCAATATATAATTCTGGCTTTGGTTATCAACACCAAGCAGATGCCTCTCTCGTAAACGATGACGGTATTACGATAGCAAGAGGTCAAATTAATGTTGATTCGCAGGGTGTAACATCAGGTTATTGGGCAGACTTTACTTCTCACTTAAACGGCTATCAAGTAAATAGTACCACACCAACACAATTGATCTTACCAAACAGTAATTTTTCTACTGCAATCTCGTCAATATCTGCTGGAACTGACCCTACAACTCAAGTTGCTAGTCTTGATCCACTATTCGAGACGTGGGTGCAGACTATTGCATCCGACGGATTTCCGATGTATGATTTGGAAAAAGACGGTCTACAAATAAGTGCCTATGATGCATCACGATGGGAATTATTAGCTCAAAACAGTGCTTCAGCTGGAATTGTAAATAGATGGAATAACATAATAGTTCCTTCTTTAAAATCACAGCCTTGGTATTCTAGCCAGCAAGGAGTCATTTGGACAAACTCAGATATAGTAAATATCTATGACCAAAAATACTACGACTCTGGTATGAAAGTACAGGACAGTGACTATTACCAGGAATACTCATATGAAATTAAAAGTACTATACCACAATCACAATATGAAACAGTTTTAAAAGAAAATGTTCATCTTGCAGGTTCAAAACAATTTAGTCAATTTTACTTTAGATACAAAAACGATAGCACATTAGAGCAAGATTTTATAAGGGTATTTAATGATGACGGTAAAGGCACACCACTTGATCAAGCAATACTTAACAATCTATCAATGGACGCAACAAATTTATCGGTAGACTCTACCGAGGTCAGAGCGGATAATGTTCCAACCATCTGATGCAACAAAATGAAATAAATATATAATTAAGGAATTTAATTAGAGGGCGACATGGCAAAACAAACTGTAAACATCGGGGCGCTACCAAATGATGGTACCGGCGATACATTGCGCGATGCAATGGATAAACTCAATGACAATATGAACGAAATTTACTCTGCAATCGGTGATGGTACTGAGACATTAAATATAGTAAATAATAATGGTGAACTTGATGTTTCTGGTGAGGCAAATAAAATATCATTCTTGTATGATACTCTTGCAGATTTGCCAAATGCAACTACATACCATGGCGCCCTTGCTCATGTTCATACGGAAGGTACGGTCTTTTTTGCTCACGGTGGCTTATGGCATAAGCTTCTAGCTGATACTTCAAATACGAGCATATCAATAGCAAATTATTCTTCACCTCTTGCTACTGTTGCATATACAGGATTAGCGTCAGATTTAACAGGCGGTGGTGGTGCTAGCGGCACAGCAAATACATTCAGTACAATTGCCGTTGCTTCACAAACCAGTCTTACTGCCGATGCAGCCGATACGGTTGAATTTGTTGCTGGTACAAATATGACAATTGCAACAGATGCAAGTACAAATAAAATAACATTCAATTCGACTGGTAGTGGTGTCGGAGGATCTTCTACATTTTCTGGTCTTACTGAAACCGCATTGGCTGACCTCGATGTAAATGACATTGCTGGTCAAGCATCTGTTACTCTTAACGTATCAGCATTAGGTACATCTGCATATAGGTTCGACACAACCGGCACAACAGACAATCCTACTATTTACGCAAGAGCAGGCACGACAATTGCTTTTGATCTTACGAATGCAACTGGTCACCCATTTAATATTGAAACGGGTGCTGGTCAAATAGTTGGTGAGGGTCTTACACATTATTCACCTACAGGCGCAAAAACATCTGCGGCCTCTGCACAGGGAAAAGATTCTGGCACCCTTTATTGGAAAATACCTGCTGGTTTTTCTGGGACATACAAATATCAATGTGCCAGCCACTCACCTATGGTTGGGGATATAGAAATTGAGGCTGCAGCTGGCGGCGGTTCAGGATTACAAACAAGAACAACAAAAACAACCACAGTATCTAATATGGCCGATGGGGCAACATCTTCCATTGCAATTGATGGGTTTAAAGGCTATGGATTATACTCTATCCAAACAACACATGCTTCCTGGATCCGACTTTACATATCAACTGCTGCTCGTACTGCCGATTTGGCTAGTGGAAGAACAGAACTTACAGATCCGCTGCCAGATGCCGGTGTGGTTGCTGAAATTATAACCACTGGTGCAGAAACTGTTAACTTTGGCCCTGCAGTTCTAGGTTATGTTGATAGTGGAACTATTATTTCTGCTGCCGTAACAAATAAATCTGGTGGTACTGCTACTGTTGCCGTAACACTTACCTTGCTCCAACTGGAGGGATAAAAATAATGTCGGAACTCCAAGAATGGGTAATAACATTACATCGCAAGGAAGATTTAGAATCTTTCTATGATGATATGGAAACACCAGGGGGTAATTTATACATTCCGAACAGATCCGTAGAAGTTGCAAATAAAAGGCCGATTAGCCGTAATACACATTATATTTTGGATGACGATGAAGCAACAATGGTTTTGAATGATGCAAGAGTATGGGATGTCGTAACACTTGCAGAATTAGAAGAACACACACCTGAGCCGTGCGGCTTTTCAATTGATAATGGCATTTTCTCAAAATCTAGTATTGCGAATGGCACTCATATTAATTGGGGACTTTTGAGACATACAGAGCGACAAACAAGGGCCGGATGGAGTTCAGGCGACTCAGCTACAGAAGACATAGTATCCACATCATCTGGTAAAAATGTTGATGTTTTGATTGTTGATGGCCATATAGAACCATCACATCCAGAGATGGCACACCCAGATAGCGTTTCAGATTATGTTGACACGGCTCTAGCAAATAATAGTTCAAACGGTGCAGTATTTGATAGACAAATAACAGCTCGTGGTTTAAAAATGGTTGTTGCAGGTGCGGTTGGCGGTCAGTCCGCAGTACCCGATGCATGGGCAGAAAAAACTGCTAAAATGGTAACATTGCTAATTGATCCAACATACCCTCTTATTAATACAGATTATCAAATTAATCTAATTAAAACATTACAAGGCGACACAGGAACTGTACACGCAGGGTTACCTGCCGTTCAAAGAATTGCATACGGTGCTGGTTCTGAGTATAGTCCAAACTTTTTGACAGATGTAGGTGCGGCACAGTATGCCGGTTATGTTAACTTTTTAGATAGTCATGTTCATAACGATATGGTTTGGTACGCTAATATTTCTGGACCAAGCCCATCAGTTGGTGATAGAGACATTGAAGAACTTGTAGAACATCTCATGCACACAATACATTTGTTTGGTGTTATGGGTGCGGTACCGGGATCTGAAACAGCCGTGAATTGGTTAGCAACCAATAATGTTAATTGGCAAACAACAGAATTGCACCTTGCCATGAAAGAAGCTATTGATGGCGGATTTTTTGACCCGTCTGGTTACGCTTCTGATTGGGCAACAGTAGACGAGGCAGCTGAGGTAGCTTATAAAGAATACATGTATTTAGTTAACTGGTCAATGTGGGATATGAGTACTTTTTGGGATGGCGGAAGTCTTGCCCCAGAATGGTCTGACTCATTAAAAACTCCAGCTGGAATGTTAGCTAATAATCCGAAAGGGTATGCTCTATTCAAATCGTATTTTCAACCAGTATTAAGTAAACCAGACTTTGATGTTTTAAGAGATATTTTTAGAAACAATGATGCCGGTCCTTCATATTATACGCCAGCATCAAACGGCGCTTCAAGAGTAAAGCAGATAAATTGGTTTTCACACGGCGGTTCAGGAACTTACGATTATACTCCTTATATAAATGCTAGTAATCCAGTAAACGAAGGTTTGTCTTCTGACAACAATCACGGCGCACATTGCGCTGGAACAGTTGCGGGTAACACTCAAGGTTGGGCTAGAAACTCTGATATTTACAACATAAGTCCTTATAGTTCAAACCCTAATGGTAATATAAGTAGTACGATGTGGGACTATATTAGGGAGTGGCATAATACAAAACGAATCAACCCAGCAACAGGTCGTAGAAACCCGACAGTATCAAATCACAGTTATGGTTCAGGTATAAATCTTTATCGTGATGCAATATCATACTCAAGCTATAAATTTCCTTATTCAATAACATATCGTGGAACTACAACTGCGGTTAATCAAGGTGATGAATTGACGGCAGCACAGTTAGAAGCTGCAGGCTTAAATGTACTTTCAGGAACTTTTAATGTCGGCGGAACCCCTACTGTACTAGAATATACAAGAATACCATATTATGATACGGCACGATTTGCAGATATACAAGATGCTATTGATGATGGTATCATTGTAGTTTATGCAGCTGGAAATGATAATAATAAAATAACAATAGCTTCAGATGTTGATTACAACAATCAGCTTACTCTAAGGTTGGCAAATCTTTTTGACCGAACCTATACATATATGAAAGGGAGTGCATCAGGTCAGGGTGTTGATAATTCTATAGTAGTTGGTGCGCTTGAGACAGATGATAGGCTAGGGAAGGCATATTTTAGCAATTACGGCAGTGCCGTTGATATATTTGCAGCTGGGATGACCATTCAAAGTTCAGTAAATGACCGAACATTTACTAGTGCCTCAAGCATAGATGATCCTAGAGATTCTAATTATGATCAGGCCAAATACCAAGGAACAAGCATGGCTGCTCCTCAGGTAACAGGCATTCTTGCTTTAATGGCAGAGTCCTGGCAGGATATGTCCCAACAACAGGCAAACGATTGGCTAAAGGAAACAGCTGTCACAGGAAATATGTACGATTCGGGTACTCCACCTACTAGTTCTTATGCATTAGACGGTGCCAACGATGCAATTGCATATTGGAAAAATTTGAGACCAGACACAGGGGCCGCATATCCTTTTCAGAAAAAGGGTAGAAGAAAAGAAACAAGTATTACCTACCCAAGGCCCAAGATAAGGCACCGCGGTTAGGTATAAATAACAAATATTAGAACATTTAGAACAGCAGGATTCAAATGGCAGAAGTATTGACAACAGATTGGAAAATTGATACTACGAGATTATTTGTAGCAGATGTACTGGCAAGCCAATATTATGTATTTGCATCCGGCACAGTAAAAGAAGACTCTACAAATTCTATTCGTTCTACTACAAAATTTTTGGAACAAGTACAATTTGGTAAAAAGATTAATAACTCCGACGTAAAATTTATGATTAAATATTACCCGTGGCAGTTGGGTGGTGTCTATGCAAAGTATGACGATAACATAGACATTTCAAATTCAAATTTTTATGCAGTGGTAGGCCCAACAAATAACTCTACTGGTGATTATAGAGTTTATAAATGTCTTGATAATAATAATGGAGGAGCTTCAATAAGTGCTCCAATTTATGATGCAAGTACTATAAATCAAATATATGATACAGGGGATGGATACATATGGAAATTTATGTATGCTATAACCAGGATTGAATTTGAATCATATAATGCTCTTGGATATATTCCTATAATGGGTACCTTTGACACAGATCCAGTTGCAAATACAGCAGGTTCTCAACTCGGGGATATTGAAGTTACTAATATTGATAGTAATAACGGATATACCGTTGCATTGGGGCAAGTAAAACGAATACAAAATTCAAATGGAAATATAGGTAGACTTACCGTAGAATTTGGTGTGGGAACAACTTTTTCAAAATTGTTTGCATATTACGTAGGGCAAACAATTTACACCACAAACTCAAATGGCGGTTTTTCATACCCCTGGACAATTTTATCTTATACCTGGGACGATCCAAACTCGAGAGGTTTGTTTGTAGTTGAGGGCCAACCCGCCGATAGCGTTCAGGGTCTGGGTGGACAAGGAGGTGGTACTTCCTCATTCCAAGTATTCCCAAGAATTAAAATATCAGGTGATGGTTCTGGAGCTCTAGCAATACCTATAATCACTGACGGAATAGTAACAGATGTTACATTATTCGATGGCGGCCAGAATTATAATAATGCTACAGCAGAGGTAGTCAACCCAGTTTATGATTTCGACCCTGACAATTCAGCTACAATTGATGTTAAGGCATTATTAAGACCAATACTTACACCTGTTGATGGCCATGGTTCAAATTTATTAAATGAATTTTACTGTAGACATTTTTTACTATATGGATACATTACTGGTGCGAATAATAATGAAATAGGATATAATAATGTTTATTCAAAAGTAGGGGTTGTTAAAGATCCAGAATGGGCAAACACTGTTTTATATAATAATCTAACAGGTGGCCCAGAAATTTTTGATAACAGAATTGCAATTACGTCTGATGATACTAGAGATGTAGTACGTGATGAAATACTATACCAATATAATTCAAGTAATGAGATTGTATTTCAAGGACAGGTACATAGTACAGACCAAACTTCAAATACATTTTACTTGATAAATTATTCTGGACCGCAATTAAATGTTGCTAATAATGATATCTCATTAGATACATCTTTGAATTTTAGAAAAAGCACCGGGCAAAATATTAGAATAAATACTCCTGTGGTTGATAATATTATAGAGTCTCCATATGTCCAGAGAACTGGAAAAGTATATTACATGGAGGATTTTTTCCCATTGGAACGAACTGTAAACTCGAGAGAAGAATTTAAATTCGTAATGGAATTTTAAGGAACAAATAGATGCCAATTAATACAAATTTAAGCACTGCTCCATATTTTGATGATTATGATTTAACTAATCAATATTATAAGATATTATTTAAACCAGGATATGCAGTCCAGGCCAGAGAGCTCACACAGCTTCAAACTACTTTACAAAATCAAATAGAGCAATTTGGTGATAATGTCTATAAAGAAGGCAGTATTATCAAAGGTTGTAACTTTACACAAATCGGTGGACTCAGTTATGTAAAAGTTCAGGACACAGATACAAGTAATGTTCAGTTTGATCCTACCAAATATGCTTCTCGCAGAGACAGTGAAATAATTGGTGGTGTGACTACGGCAATTGATTATGTGTATGAAGTAACAGGAGCAACCTCAGGCTTAAAAGCAATAATTTTTGCAGGTGCATTAGGTCTCAGCTCAAGGCCTCCTAATCTCAATACTCTCTTTATTTCATATACAGGTGAGGGTGAAGATCCAGGAGATTCTTCAAGGGTTACAGCATTCCTAGAAGAAAACTTAATAATCGTAGAAAAGAAATTTAAACTAGATCCATTGGGTTTTGGAGAAACAAATCCAATTCAAACAACAACCGTTGCTACAGTTGCTGCCACAAACCAAACTCCTCGTGTAGGACCTGCATTTGGTATTCGGGCAGAAGCAGGTGTTGTGTTTCAAAAGGGTCACTTCCTATTTGCTGATGCGCAAACACTCATTGTAAGTAAATATACAAACCAACCAGATCAGCTTTCTGTCGGATACCAAGTACAAGAAACACTTGTGAATGCATTCGAAGATGAAACTTTATACGACAATGCAAACGGATCAAATAATTTCAATGCGCCAGGAGCCGATAGACTTAGATTAATTCCAACGCTGACAGTAAAAACTACTGCCGCGGCTGATGCAGACGCTGACTTCTTCTCATTAATCCGTTATAAAAATGGTAATGCTGTAAGTATTAGAGATGTTACACAATTTAATACTATTACAGATGAAATGGCTAGGAGAACTTATGAAGAATCTGGTAATTATGTTGTAAGTAATTTCTCCGTTAATACTGCAAGACAAGGAAATTCTCTTGTAGCAAACATCGGGCCAGGCGTTGCATATGTAAAGGGATATAGAGTAGAAAATCTCGCAGAAAATGCATTTGATATTATTCCGGTTTCGTCTTCAGAAACTGTAGAAAATCAATTCACCTCATTGAATTATGGAAATTATGTATCTGTATCTTCTTATCAAGGGCATATACCACTAGACTTTACAGCAGTAGACCTAAAGGATAGCGGCAGTGTAAAAATTGGTGAAGCATTTGTATATAATATGACACCAGATAAAGTTCATCTCATGGGAGTCAGAATGACTCCTGGGAATAATTTTAGAAATGTGGAAATATTGGATGTCGCAACCGGATATATCGAAGTTGCAAATACGGCAGCATCCGAACCTGTAGACTCTATTGCTACAATGGAAGAATCAGACAAGCAGGCTCTGATTTTTGATACAGGAATGTTCAGTTTAAAGGGTACCACAACAAATGTACTTCCCGTAAGACGATCTGTTGACACGACTGTATCTGTATCTGACACAATTCTTATAAATGTAAGCAACCTATCCGATGAAAACTTTAACGTCGACCATAGTGAAACTTTGGTAATTGATAATACTGGACAAAAGTTAACAGTTACCTCAACACAGGTAAATCTTGCAGGTGGCCAATTACAGATCAACATTGATCCAGCTGATGGTGCTGCTGGCAATGCTTGTCACGTTTATTACAATATTAATACTATTGGAGCTAATGCTCAACCATATGAAAAAATAATTGCTGAACCATACATTTATATTACTCATGTTTTTAATACTCAAGACAACAGGTGGAGTTTAGGATTCCCTGATGTTTATGAAATTACAGAAGTAATGGATAATACAGTTTCACCCCCAGTAGATTATAAGGATAGTTTTAGATTATTTAAAAATCATAAAGACCATTACTTAGATATATCTTACATGGAATATATTAAAGGCCGTCCGATTCCACCCACCGGCAGACTAGATATTAAGCTTAAGGTATTTAAAGTAGACGGTAGTTCGGGAAGTAACTATTTTACCATTGAAAGTTATCCTACCTCGGTTAACCCAAATGATATTACGGACACAAATAATAGCTTAAATGACATACCAGTATATGTTTCTTCTAAGGGCAAAAAATACAATTTAAGAGAATCCATTGATTTTAGAAGTCAGGTTGACAAAGATACATTAGCAGATTATACTGCGACAACAGTAGGTGCTGCACCTAATATTTCTGCACAGGTAGGTGCAAATGCTCCTACATTTACTACATTCCCTCCGATTATTCCCGCAAGAAATGCATATGCCAGCATGGATATGACATATTATTTTACTAGAGTAGATGCAGTAACAGTTGATGCTTATGGAAGATTTGGAATTGTGCAAGGTAAAGAAGAACAATTTGCCAGACCTCCTTTGTTAGGACCAGACCAATTAGTATTAGCAGAAATTATCGTTCCAGGTGTTCCAGCATTAACTAAGGCAGAGGCAGCAATAAAAGGCAAACCTAATTACGGCATTAGAATAAACAGAAAAACTGCCGAAGGTTTTAAAATGAAAGATATTAAGAATATCCAAACAAAGGTGGATAACTTAAATTATTATATTTCATTGAGCCAATTAGAATCTGATACCAGAGATCTTTCCATACTAGATGAAAATGGTTTAAACAGATTTAAAAACGGGTTTATTGTTGAATCGTTCCGTGATCTTAAGTTTGCAGATATTGGCGATCCTAATTATAGTGCATCATTAAAATTTAATGAAGAAGTTCTAATGCCTTCAGTAAGGCAATTTCCATTAGATCTTAAATATTCATCATCTGTGAATGCTTCTATCTTTCCAGCAACGGTAAATCCTGATGTTGTAACTCTATCAAGAAATGCAAACGTAGAGATAATTTCACAACCATATGCTACAAGCTTTCGAAATGTCGTATCAAACTTTTATAACTACAAAGGGCAAGGTGCACTATCACCAGAATATGATGTTGCATATGATATGACAGCAAATCCCGAGCCACTCGAAATCGACTTGGTTACTGTATTTGATGATTTCGTAGAAAATTTACAAACATTTATTCCTTTAACTGATGTTGTTACTGAAAGTGGATGGAATGGATTGAATCCATTTGGTAGACGTGGCGGAACTCTTAATTTTAATGAAACCGTATCTACTCTTTCAGTACAGGAATCCGGAAAATTTGTTGGTGACTTTATTACTAACTTTGAGTTCAATCCTTTTATTGCAGAAAGAGAAATAAAAATTTGGATGGCTGGTCTTAGACCAAATACACCACATTGGTTCTACTTTGATAAACAAGATATTAGTGCACACGTTGCACCAGGAACCACCGCGGATGTTGCAGGTGACATTCTAAAATCAGGAAATTATGGAATTTCAGCTAATGGTATTACCACAGACGCAAATGGAATATTATATGCCGTGTTTAAAGTACCTGCAGAGACTTTCTTTGTAGGAGACAGAGTACTACAAGTTGCTGATGTTGACCAATATGCAAGCATAGAGTCTGCCGCAACTTCAAAAGGAACCCTTACTTATAGAGCATATAACTTTTCTATAGAAAAGACTGAACTATCTACACGAGAACCACAAATTAATTTGGATCAAGTAGTAGTACCACGTTCTGTTACATTCCCAAGACGAGGCGACCCTCTTGCTCAAACCTTCTTTATTAGGAAAGGTATGGCTGAAGGGGGTGATACATTACTTTTATCTGAATTGTCACTTTACTTTAAAAGAAAAAGTGATATAAATGGTGTTTCAATTTATTTAAGTGAAATTGATAATGGTTATCCATCCGGAAATATTATTCCTTTCTCAAAAGTACATTTGAAACCAACTGAAGTAAATATTTCAGATACAGCTTCTGTTGTAACGACCGTACAATTTCCTGCACCTGTAAGATTAAAAACAGAACAGGAATATGCATTTATAATTCAACCAGATGCAAACGATCCTAATTATTTGGTGTATACTTCTAAGGTTGGCGAGGTTGATATTACTGCCGGTGCTGCCACTGAAGGCCAAGCAATTGTTCAGGACTGGGGTGATGGTGTTCTGTTTACATCAACAAATAACAGAGCATGGCAATCATATCAGGACGAAGACGTAAAGTTTGTTTTGCGGAGGCATGATTTTAATGCCAATGCAGGTGTTGTTACATTAACAAACAACGACCATGAATTTTTTACCATAAATGATATTTCAGGTCGGTTTAAACGGGATGAGCACGTCTACCAGATCACCAGCTTGGGAGCAGGAACAAGTAACGTTGTTTCAATGGATATCAATACAAGTACAGTTAATGGTGTAGGACTTGATTCCACATACGCTACAGGCGATATGATTATCATTGAAGATTCAGGAACTAAGGATGTTTTCAAAGTTGTAGACGTAACTTCCTCAACGGCAATGACTGTAAATAAACCTACATCTTTTGCCGTAAGCTCTGGATCAGGCCAGCCTATTGTTACTGGTAGAGTATCACACTTTGATAGATCAGAACCAGAAAATCTTTATGTAGAACAAAGTACTGCTCGGTCAGGTAGATTATTTACGCAAGGTGAATTTTTATATGGCTTAGAAAGCGCTGCGCAGGCAAATACAGCTTCAATAGATAATATTGAAGTAGGCTATATTCAGCCGTTTATTAATAGAACAAATGATGCTATTACCAGAACTGGTCTTACAGGTGAATTTGTACCACCGGCTGATACCTCAACTTCATACACTAAGCCTTTAATGTTTAATACTAACGGCCAATTCACAAAGAACGGTGCGGTAATATTTAGTAAATCTAATGACATTGGAAATTCTAAGAAATTTGAAATTAAAATAGATATGAGTAATGGCGCTACAAGTTCAGCATCACCTCTCATTGATGTAGAACTTGCAAAACTGTTTGCCTATACATATAAGCAAACAAACGATGCTGCTACAACATCAAAATACATTTCTAAAAGAGTAGAATTAGCAGAAAGTTTTGATGCAGAAGATTTTAATCTTATTGTTACTGCATATAGACCTACTAATACAGATATAAAATGCTATATAAAACCCCAGAATGTTTATGATAGTGCTAATTTTGAAAATATTCCTTGGATTGAATTGGAAATATTTGAGGGCACTGACACATATTCTTCTAACATAAATACTAATGATTATAGAGAATTAAGATATAGAGTTCCTACTGCAAATAAAGATGCCCAGGGTGTATTGACTTATACAAGTGATGCGGGTGATTTTACAAGCTACAGACGCTTTGCCGTTAGAATTGACCTTTTATCTACGAATTCATATAATGCTCCTACTATCAAGGATTACAGAGGAATTGCTCTAACATGATAAAAAGAGACATTTATAACAAGGCGGTTATTGCCACAGATGCAGAAGCATTGAATAAATATAAAACGGATAGACTCTATTATCGAAAGATTAATATGATACAAGATGATATGGTAGAGATCAAAGAAACAGTTTTTAACATTTGCAAACGCATCGAAGCACTGGAAAAGAAGCAGGAAAATGGCTAAACCTAATCTTACAGAAATAACCACATCTCAAACTTTTCAGGCTTGGTTTGACAAAACTAACGAAGTTGTAAATCTATTACGTTCGGAGATTGTTACTGCTTCAGCATCAACAGATGTTACCGAAGGTAATGCAATTATAAACGGTACCGTTGAGATAGATACTCTCATAGCAAATACCGCATTTCAAACAGACACAATTGCATCCGACGGTGCTACCAATATTTCAATTACTACCCAGCCAAAAATAGAAACTGGTGATAAAATTGCAGCAATTTTTGCATATGGTGCATCAGGTGCTAATATAAGATTTACCAATAATATTTTTAATTGGGATATAGGAATTGAAGATAATACTGATGCTAATTTTATATTAACAAACGCAACAACTACACCAATTACAGTCACGCCCGACGGCATGGTAACTCTAACAGATTTGACCGTGACCGGCAATACAACACTAGGTTCAAGCGGATCGGTTGCTGAAATTGCGCATGGCGCATTTAAGGCAGGAGATAATATTGCCTTTGCTGGACCGGATGCAAATAATCAAGTTACTATTTCATCTAGTACAGCATACGATGGTACAGGAATAGATATTACAGTTCCTAAACAAGTTTCTCATGCAAATGATGCCGACACAAGAATTCGATTCGACCACATGTCGGAAGCAGGTTCAAGGAACGGCCAGACATTTTTTGAAAATAACGGCCATGTAATGATGTATATCCATGGCGAGGAAAGATCCACAGATCGCCGTGTTGATTTTATTCTAAAAGATGATCTGACTGGTATACCCACAGTAGCTGGTGCTACTTTTTACCAGGCCACAAATGGTCTTGGTACAGATGTTGGTAAAACAAACTTTGAGGTAGAAGGTACTATTACTTCGGGTCTTAATATTACGGTCAACAATGACGGTTCTGTCGGAAATAAATTACGGGCCCGAAATGGAGCCAATATTGAATTAGAAGACACCAGTGATAATGTTAAAATCACACTTGCAGGCGAAACTGGTAATATTGACATGGATGGCACATTAACTGCTGGCTCTGTGTCGGCAACTGGAAATATTACCGCTACTGGTGATGTACAAGCAGGCGGTGATCTTATAACATTATCAGACGCCCGAGTAAAAGAAAACGTAAACGATCTAGAAAATTCATTAGAAAAAATTACAAATCTTAGAGGCGTGACCTATAATAAAATAGGTAATCCTACAGAAAAGATTGGTTTTATTGCTCAAGAACTAGAGGAAATTATACCTCAAGTGGTGACGGCTGACGATTCCGAAGAAAAAATTAAAAGCGTTGCATACGGCAATCTCGTTCCTGTTCTCGTTGAAGCAATTAAAGAATTAAATGAAAAAATTAAAAGGCTTGAAAACGAAAAATGCGCTTGTGGTTGTAATAAATAATTTTTGATGTTTCATAAATAAAAATAAAAAGGTAGACTTATATGTCAAAGATTTCAGAATTAGGTCCTATTACCGGCGCAAATACTAGAACTGAAGATCTTTTTGTTATTGTTAACCTGGTTCAGGGTGACGACGGTACAAAAAATATTACAAGAAAAGAACTTGTTGAAGCAATTCAATACGAAATCTTTTCTCGTATTACTATTACTGGCGGAACCATTGCCAATGTGGTGATGTCAAACTCGACATTGAATACTGTAATTATTAACAGTTCAGACTTCAATTTGGGTGAGATTGATAGATCTTCTTTTGACCGTGGTACAATTAATGACTCGGTTATTACTGATAGTAGTGCAAACAACCTGGTAATAACAAATTCTACTTTCAGTACGGGTGGTATTTCAACATCAACATTTGATGATGGTACAATAACAGATTCCACCGGCGATAATCTTACGATTACAAATTCTTCGTTTGCCACCGGCAACATTTCAGAGAGTTCTATAAGCACTTCAGACTTTGACCTGGGTACAGTAACAAACAGTACTGCTAATAATTTAGTAATTACCAATTCGGAGATAAATGACGGCACCGGTAATAATATGGTGTTTACAAACTCTACGATTGACGATTCAACGTATAATAATGTTACTATCGACCAAGGTACTGCTAACGGACTTATTCTTACTAACATTGAAATTGATGAGTTACTTCTTGAAGATGCTGAGATTTCAAACTCTAGCATTACCACAACTTCTTTTGAAGACGGAACTATTTCAAACACAGCAATTGATACTTCTACCTTTGTTTCTGGTCGGATTTTAAATTCTACTGCAAACACACTTTCAATTGATGATGGGTCATTTTATAATTCCACTGGTGAGAATATTGACCTTCAAACTTCAGTATTCAATAACGGTACAATAAGTAACTCTGTATTAGCAAATAACGTAATTTCAAATTCTTCATTCCAAGGTACTATGGATGATGTAGTTGCACAGAACATGACGATTACAAGTTCTACTGCAGCAAATACAGGTTTGACACAATCTACTTTCCAAGGTGCAATTGTAGACTCTACAATTTCAAACACCTCTATTGAGGATTTGGATCTTGATAATGTTGTAATACGAAATTCTAAAATATTAGAATCCGAACTTACTAACTTCGACATGAATCTTGCTGATCAGTGGGAACCAAAAATGGACGAGGACTCGTATTTTGCAATTAAAAATGCAAAGACGGGTGACACAGAAAAGATTTCGTATCGTCAACTGTTCGATGAAGTATCCAAAAATACTGAAAAGGCACTTAAAATTCATGTTGCCGTAGACGGTGATGATAGTAAACCAGGAACAATATTACAACCTGTAAAAACCCTCGAAAGAGCAGCAGAACTTGCATTAGAAAAAGCAGGTGGATCATTTAATAGAAACGGTTTGAATGATCCGGTTCATATTTCAGTAGGACCAGGTACCCATTATACAAAAGGGAATGTTGCATTACCAGATGATTGTGCAATTACTTCTACCTCAGGTCAGTATGCCACAGTAATTCAAGCACTGCCTGGGTATGAGATGAATAATGCCATTTTGCTAGGGTCGGGCGGTTATTCTCAGGGCTTTTCATTTTTTAATTGGCAGGTAGATAACTTCGATTATCCTTCTGGTGGTTTTGCATATGCATATCGTCCAGGCGCAAAAATCTTGCGGTCACCATATGTGCGTGACTCATCTCAGTTGTCAAACTTTAATCGTCTCGATGTTGAACCTCCCCTATCTCCGTTTAACACCAAAGGAACAGTTGCTGATCTTGGTAGACAACTTATAATGGAAGCTGGACACAGTGGTGCATTTACGGAAGGTGATGAAGTAACATTTTCTTCTGGTGCATTCGGAATCATTTCCTGGGACGACGATGTTGCATCATCAGACGAGGTATATGTTCGGAACTTAAAAGGTAACGTAGAGGTCGGTGACTACATCTATGCACAATCAGGTGGTGTTGGTCAAATTAAAACAGTAGGAATTGACGACTTCCCGAACCCACTAGTTGGTAGAGGCGGCGGTGTTGTTTTGGCAGATAGAAAACAGCTCGATCCTGACTCATTATATACCTACTGGTTATGTTTTGGTGCTACTCCTCGTACTCAAAACGGTATCGGTTATGTTGCTAAAAACGGTGCTGGTGTTAACGGTATTGGTTCTTTGTCAATCTTTGTTCGTGTTGCTTTCTATGCGCTAGACGGCGGTCAAATGACCTTGAACAACTCTGGTACTCAGTTTGGTGACATCTCGATGAGATCTAAAGGTTCAACTCAAGTATTCCAACCAACACTTACAGAAGCACAACTTGTACAGAATACTGTATTTGCTGATGCCATTCTTGATAACGCTGGTCTTATTATTGAAGACATGGTTGATTATCTTACTGCGAACACAGCAAATGGTGGCCTTAATTATCAGGCTTATGACTCAGATAAATGTAAGCGTGACACAGGAATTATTATTGATAGCGTAGGCTACGATGTCGCACTAAATACAAATTATTGGGGCAGATTAAATGGTATTACATATCGTTCTCCAATTTCACAGAGAGTTTACGGTGAACAGTTAAACGAAACCGCTGGTGCAATTCGTCATCTGAAAGGTGAAGTAGAACATATCTTTAGAAATTCACAGGTTGCAGTTGTTGAAAGAGCAAATACATCCTTCAATGAAACACTCAATATTCTTGAATACGGCGAAGATTATGCAAACCCGCTAACATTTAGTGATACAGGAAACTCTGCACAGGTAGGTGCTCGTCAACAAATTCAGGAAAATAGATCGTTCATTCAAGATGCCCTTCTTGATTGGATTGATAATAATGAAGAATTTTATGCATATGATAGCGGCAAATGTCGCAGAGATATTGAGGATTATATTCTACCTGCAGTCAAGTATGATATGTTACTTGAAACTAATTACAATGCGGTTACTGCTGGTAATGCATACTATATGGGAACTGCACGGAAGGTAATTGGCCAACAGAGAAATGAAACCGTTGGGTCATTTGAATACCTTAGAAAAATTACTGATGATGTATTGCAAGCAAATTCATCTTCTGCTGCTGTTGCGACCTACGAATCATTCAATGAAATTATAAACATTTTGGATAATGCTGGAAAGAAATTTACTCCAGTAACAGCAGATTATAATCCAACTACTGGCTCTATGACAGTTAATATCGGGTTGCATGATTTACAGGTAGGTCAAAAAATCTTAATTGATCCAGAGAGCATGGTGTTTACATGTTCTGATGATAATTATGTTACCGAAATTTCTCACCCGAGACCAAGTGACAGAGTTGCATATCAACGACCATTGCCAATTACAGCTCGTACCGTTACCACAATTACATTCCTTGTAGGTAAGGCAGGTGTACCATTTGCGCATAAATTTATGCGGTCGACAAAAGATTGTATTACACTTCTGGGTTCAAACATAGTATATAGTGATAATGCGGCACTTGACACAGATCATAAAAATGCCAGAAAACAACTGCAAACGAATAGAACATATATTCAAGATTACATGATGGCTTGGATTGACGATAATTATTACATTTATGATAGTGATAAATGTCGTAGAGATACTTCACAGTATATTTTACCGGCAGTCCAGCGTGATATGTTATTAGGTACAAACTTCAATTCGGTGCAAACTGGTGTTGCCTATTACACGGCAACTGCAAGTGAGGTTCTTAAAGATCAACTCGACCAGACTGCTGGCGCTATTACTTATCTCAAAGGTCAAGTAAATTCCGAAACACTCTCGGACATTTCTGCTTATGAGAAAACAAATGAGGCATTTGATAAAATCATTGGTATAATGTTAAATGCTGGAAAAACATATACACCAACAAATGCAGCATATGACCATATAACAGGCTTGATGGAAATTACCTTGGGTGACCATGATATTCAAGTAGGTCATGCAATTGTATTTGACGATTTGAGTATTACCTTCTCGTGCCCAGATGATCTTGGTAACCCAGTAGAAATTACTCATCCTAGAAAAACAGATCCTGCATATAGAACTGCAATGAAAGTATTGGAAGTAACCGGCACAACTGTTACAATTAACACTGGCCCTGCTGGTGTTGATAAAGTACATACCTTTGTAAGTGCTGCTGCGGATTCAATAAGGGTTTCAACATACACTGGTAAATATACACCACAATCTGCAACATATAATGGTGCTACTGGTGAATTTGTAGCTACCATAGGACAACACAATATTCAGGTTGGGCAATATATTGAAATAGCACCAAATAGTGTTGTATTTACTTGTTCCTTGGATAATAATATAACGGAACACCCAACACCAGCACCACATCATCCTGCTTATAAAACTCCAATTGTTGTTTCTGCGGTAACTCCAAATTCGATTACGGTTAATGTTGGACCTGGTGCAGGCGGAACACATACATTTGTAAGAGCAGATGTTGGAGCAATCAATGCTGATGCTTTGATTTGGAGTGATCCTGCTAAATATAACAGCTATGTCACACCAACTACTGCCACATACATTCCGGCTACTGGCGTATCAGAAATTACCATCGGTACACATACACTTACCACTGGTGATTTTGTTGAGATAATGCCATACAGCTTGACATTTACCTGTTCACAAGACAGTAATGCTACTGAACATTCATATCCAAGAAGAGGTGATGGAAATTATAGAGTTCCAGTTGAAATTACAGGAACAACCTCTACTACAATTACAGTAAATGTAGGTGCTGGTGCTGGCGGAACTCACACATTTGTGAGAGCTGCAGCGGATGCAATCGCAATAACAAATACCTCTGCTAATTCTACGAATGCTAGAAAACAGATAATGGACAATAAGGAATTCATTAAAGGCGAGGTTGTAGCATATCTGAATGATAATTACTTTACATATGACGGTGTTAGATGTGCAAGAGATACTGGACTTATTCTCGATGCAGTTAGAAGAGATGTACTGACAGGATCAAACTTTAGTTCTGTCTTTGCCGGACTGGCTTATCGTGCCGGAACAGCAAGTGGTGATATTGTGGTAACCGATCAACTTACAGAAACAGTTGGTGCTATCACGTGGCTGAAAGGTGAGATTGGCTCTAATATATCTGGTACATCACTGACAAGATCAAATGCCGCCTTTGACGAAATTATTGACATTATGAATAATGGACAAGGCAATGCAGATGCTATTTCATTCGGCACTGAAACTGTAGGTAGTACCTATACTGATGCAAGAATTGCATTACAGAATAATAAAGTATTCTTACAGGCAGAAATTAATGCTTGGATTGCTGTTAATTATCCTGACCACACATATGACACTGCAAAATGCGAACGTGATTTAGGATTCATTATTGATTCCGTATCATTTGACATACAACATGGCTCAAACACAGGTTCTGTAAATAATGCCAGATTGTACTTCAATAAAGCCGTAAGTGTTTTACCCGAAAGCCAACAGTTAATTACGGCAGAAGCATTTGAACATATTGCAGAACTTGCTAGGAAACTTGTAAGAGGAGAGGATGTTACTGCATCCGTAGGCAATTTCCAATCAACTGATACAAGTGTACCTGCCGGTTTGACACCAACAGACGCAGATTATAACCATACTTCAGGCTATATGACTCTTACGTTTGGTTCGGCACACGGTCTGAGCGTAGGTGATAGAGTTAATTTTGATGAGAACTCTATAACCTTCTCATGCCCAGATGACCTTGGTAGCCCAGTTAATATTTCACACCCACGTTCTACTGATCCTATTTTTGGTGATTCGGTTGAAATTACAGAAGTTACGGCAAATACAATTACGATGTATGTTTATCCTGCTAAAGTGGATAAGGTGCATACCTTTGTAAGTGCAACAACTGGCGGAGTTAAACCTACTGCATCGGGCCCATCACTTAGAACTGCTCAGTTATTCAATATCATTTCTGATATGATCCGTGGGGATGATTTTTCTGAACTACCTGCTTATGATGAGCCAACAGTTACCGTTGCGGCAGAATATTCTTCAGCTGCAGAATATATTGCTGGCGCCACAGGAAAATATCAAGTTGAAATTCTTGATTTTATAAATTCAGAATACAACGGCCTAGCATATGATGAAGTAAAATGCCGCAGAGATATTGGATATATTCTTGATGCAATTGCACAGGATATTGAATATGGTGGAAACGAGGCAACCATTACTGCTGCCAATTATTACTTCATTAGAGGCCAGCAGTTAATTGAAGAATATCCTGAAAAGCAAACACTGCCAACAGGTTCAAATACTACAAATCTTTCATTGGCTGCCTATGACGGTCCCGTACCTAACTATTCAGATTATATTACTCTAGTTAACTCACTACCTAAATTACAACGTGAGCCAACCAGACTTGCATATGTTCATATGGCTGATGTTCTTGAGGATGTTGTCCAGAAAACACAAGTTACTCCATCGTTCGGTGCACAATTTACACCTACTAATGCAACGTATGACCCAGCAACTGGTGTATTTGTTGCTACTATCGGCACACACAGTTTGGTTGCTGGAGATTATATTTGGCTTGCTGATGACGGAATTACGTTCAGTTGTGATATGGGTGCAGGCGGCGGTGTACAAAACCACACCTCTCCACAAGCACACCATCCTTTCTACAGACGACCTGTAAAAATTACATCTGTAGTTGCTAATACATCAATTACGATGAATGTGGGAACCGGTGGATCAGGTCAACAACCACATACATTTGTGTCGGCCGTTCCTAATGCAATCAGTGAAATAACAGGAGCAGTAAATGTTGTAGGACAAGAATTTAGAGGAACTGCTTCTGATGCTGCCACCGCACTTGTAGGTAAAAACTTAATACTTGATATTGCAAATGCAATTGATGATTTCAGTAAACCTGCTGACATTCCTGCTATATCAGGTGCACCCACAAGCAATCCTAAAAGAACATATGCAAGAGAACAGATACAATTAAACAGAGATTTCATTATTGATGAGGTTGTTAGTTATATCAATGACCAATACTATACATATGATGAAGCAAAATGTGCAAGAGATGCAGGCTTTATTCTTGATGCGGTTGCTAGAGATATTCTTACAGGTTCAAACTACAATTCAATTTACAGTGGACTTGCATACAGAATTGGCACAGCAGGTGCAAATAAAACTATTAATGAACAGCTTGCTGAGACAATTGAAGGTTTCAAATATGTCCAAAGAAAAGTAGAGGCGTCACTCACTGGCAATGCACTTGCTAGAGCAACTGCAGGATTTACAGAGTTATACGATGTAATGACAAACGGAGAAACCGCTGCTGATGGTTATGTATTTGGTACTGCTAGTATTAGTACAAGTAACGGTAATGCTACTGCCGGTCTACAGGCAAACCGTGAATTTATGAAAGAAGAAATTGTTGCTTATATCAACCAGAACTTCGGTTCATTGGTATATGACCAAAATAAGTGCAAGCGTGACACTGGACACTTTGTAGATGCGCTATCATATGATATCCAACACGGTTCAAATACTGGTGTTCGTAATTTTGCTAGACTATATTTTGAAAACGCAATAAGTGTTCTTCCTGCAGACCAACAACCTGCAACCGTAAGCGCATGGACTAGATTAGGTGTGGTTGCTGAACAGATTGTATTGAAACAACCTGTAACTGCAAGCCCAGGAAATGTAGTTATTCAGGATACATCTTCATTCGGTGGGACTACTGCTCCTATTGCTCAGCAAATTCAGGATCTTACAAAAATTGTTTCTGATGCAATTGATGCAAACACTATTAGCCAATTACCTGCAGAAGTGTTACCACAGACCGAAAATTCAAATGCAACAGGCTATGATTTAGAATATACCGAGGGTTATACAACTGCTGTTGCACTTAAATCAGTAATTCAACGTGACATTGTTGCTTATCTCAATTCCAAATTTAACTATCTGGAATATGACGAATCAAAATGCCGCAGAGATACAGGTTATATAGTAGATGCAATATCACATGACATTCAATATGGTGGCAATGCTGCTACAGTTAATGCAGCTGGTATATACTTTGAAAATGCAGTAAATGTTCTTGATCGTGACCAAAGGGAACCGACTAAACGTGCGTTTGAACATCTAGGTGAGATCGTAGAGCACATCATCTATAATAATACAATAACACCATCAAGAGGAAATAACCAGTCTCAAACGACAGCTAATGTACCAGGTGCGAACCCTGCTAAACCAGAAATTGCAACTGATGCAAAAAATCTTGCATGGATAATATCTGCAATTGCTGATGATGAAAATCCGGCAAATATTCCTGCCAGAAAAGATCCCGATATGTCTTGGGTAGGTTCAAACTATACTGCTGCAAAAGAATTACTCGATACAAACACAAATGAACTTGCAGAATCAGTAATCAAATATATCTCTACTACATATAAAGGATTGAGCTTCCCAGAAAATCAATGCCGCAGAGATATAGGTATATTAATTGATGCGGTATCGCATGATATTAACTACAACACAAACCAAGCAATACGTCAGTCTGCTCAGATTTATTTTGAAAACGGAATAAGTGTTTTACCAATAGACACCAGAGAGCAAACAGCAGATGTTTATGAAAAAATGTCAAGTCTTATATCTGATGTTGTTCAGGAAATTGATACTTCAAACGTATCATTTAGTATTGCATCTACTCAGGATATCAGTGGTATTCCTGCAAATGCTAATACTGCAGTTCAGGTATCTGAATTAATTGAAGTAATTGAACAAGTAATTAGAAATGACTCTACTGCTGTAATACCGCCACTTGACGAACCCGATACTTCTTGGGTTTCAGCAGACAAAGTATGGGCTGCATCGGCAATTGATGAAAATTCAGATACATTTGCTGACGATGTTCAGATATGGTTGAAGGAAAACTTTACCGTTCTCGATTACAACAAAGCAAAATGTCGTAGAGATACAGGTTATCTTATTGATGCCTTTAGCTTTGATCTTAATTATGGCGGTAATGCCGCATCAAGATGGAATGCTGATTTCTATTACTGGAACAATATCTATCGTATACCGGAAGATCAAAGAGTTCCAACCGCACTTTCATATCGTCAACTTGGTAAAATATGTTCAGATGTTATTCTCGGTAAGGCAGTTGGTCAAGTACTTGAAGGAGAGAAAGGCACTGAGGTTGAAGCGGACAAAGTTAAGAAACTTGCCAATATCTTCTACAACACACAATATAATGATTCTACTCAATATCTTCCAGTTCTTGAATATCCTAATTTCAATTGGGAAACAAATAAGATCTTTAACTTCTCAAGAGATATTCTTATCAGCCGTCGCAGAGAACTTCAATCCGAAGTCGTACGCCACGTAAATCAAGAATATGGATTCTTAGATATAAATCTAGCTAGAAGAGATGCAATGAATCTTTTGGTTGCATTTACTAATGACTTTAGATTTATAAACACTTCACAGGCCGTGGCAGGTTCATACTTCGGTGATGGCTACGGTTCACAAAAATCATTGGGAGCATTTGTTGCTTCGTTCTTTGACTTCGATGGAACACACGTATTCCCAGTGTTCAATCCCCCAAGTAACTATAAGGATTTAAGTTTCAAGGGTGCCGTAATTGATATAAATAATGTTATTACCGATGATATTAAACAAAATGATGCTTATATCCAATCAACCGATTATAATGGAAACAGATTTGCAGGTACAATATATGCCTGGGATCTTTCACTTAATGCTGGCGCTGGTGGATGGGCTAATATAGGAGCAAATAACGTGGATCTTCTTTACTCATTCTACAAATCTTTTGAGCGGATGAGAGATTACATTAATACTAATTTAACACCTGCCGATTCTAATAGCTATCACCAAGGAATGGTAAATGGTCTGTTCAATGATGTATTAATAGGAAATCTACTCAGACCTAATGTACTAACATTCGGAAGTCTTGTTGAATCCATTGCTCACCAGTTTAACGGCGCATCCGCAGGTGTAAACAGAACAGCACTTCCACTGAACTTTAGGAACCTTGGCTCGGCAATTTCTGCTCTGGCATCTGTGCTTTCTGAGGACGGTGGACGGATCCGCTGGTCTGGTTCTGACGAATTGAATAACCAATACTTTGCTAGAGGTTTGAGAATTAACGGTCAGACCGGACGGATTGAGGGTAGACCATTTACATCATCGGTAAGAAAACTTGCAAGACGGGCATCTAACAGTAGGGCAATAGTATAATGGCAAATAATTCAATAACAACTATCGTAACAACACAGGCGCCCGATGCAAAACCGGTCGCTAAAAATCTAACACTTACCACGGAATGGGCTGTAGTAATTGAGGTTCCTAACTATGAAGTTCCTGAACTTGTATTTGGTGGATCTACTACAGTAGAACCTGGTATTGGTGAGGTAATATCACCATTGATTGTGTGCAATACAACAGCAAATACGGCAACATTAGACGTTAAAGTTTATAGATGGAACACCTCTAATAATTACTATTTGGTAAGAAATATGCCTGTACCAGGGTATGATACAATCCCAATTCCTTTGAACGGGCAATTTTTTGCAAGTGGTGATTTACTAGAAGTAAGATCTAATGCTAATAATGCCCTGGATGCTACACTATCATTCACACTTGGTCAATCTGAAGAGGATGATGTATAATGTCATCAAGGTTTAAGTCACTACGCAACAGAACGGTAACTCTTGGGCAAGGTATCCCACAGCAGTTTCCTATCAATCTTGATCCGGCACCGTTTGAAGGGGCCGTGGTATATGCCGAGAATGGGCAGTTAAAATATTCTAACGGCACCGCATGGGTTGATCTTGGTGCGGGCCCACAAGGTACACAAGGAGTTCAAGGAACTCAGGGTGTCCAGGGGTTACAAGGTGATTATGGACCAGGTTTTAATATTATTGGTTCGGTTCCGGATGTAAATGTAGATCCACCGAACGATGAACAACTCACACTTAATACAGCATTCCCTAGCGCTTCGGTTGGTGAAGGCGTAATTGATAATACAGATGATGAACTTTGGGTTTACGATGGAGCTATCTGGGTAAATGTTGGATCATTTAGAGGTGTCCAGGGCTTTCAAGGTGTCCAAGGTGTTCAATCACTTCAAGGTACTATCGGTGATAAAGGTGTCCAAGGTTATAGAGGTTATAGAGGCTTTCAAGGTACACAGGGTGTCCAAGGTATCCAGGGTGTTCAAGGAACTGATGGTAATCAAGGCACACAAGGTGTGCAAGGTCTTCAAGGCGTGCAAGGTCTTCAAGGTGTCCAGGGTCCACAAGGCAACCAGGGTGTCCAGGGTGTTCAATCAACCCAAGGTGTTCAAGGTGTCCAGGGCACCCAAGGTACTCAAGGAGCACAGGGTCTTGTAGGTGACTTTGGTGGTTTAACTGTAAGATATAATTATAACGGATTAGATAGCAATAACACAGATCCTACTCCTGGTATTATTAAAGGTAATAATGCTACTTTCGGTAATTCTACTTTACTGTTTATGGATGTTGATGATGCCGATGGCGTTAATATTGCATCACTTATCCAAGAATTTTTCGAGTCTACAAATCCTAACAGTAAGGGTTATTTAAAGATACAAGATGCTGCTAATGTTTATAACTATTTTGTTTTTGAAATACAAAATGGTGCATTAAGTGGTAGTACAAGTACTGGTTGGTACACATTAACAGTAAATGCAGTAATAGGTTCTTCAATAGCACTTTCTAATGGTACGGACGTACGTATATCGTTTACCCGTACTGGTGACCAAGGTGTGCAAGGTCTTCAAGGTACTCAAGGTATTCAGGCGGCACAGGGTCTGCAAGGCAATCAGGGTGTCCAGGGTGTTCAATCAACACAAGGTGTTCAAGGTACTCAATCTCCACAGGGTCCGCAAGGACATCAAGGATACAGTGGTGGACTTACATTTGAATGGGACTTTAATTCTTCAACAACTGAAGGCTTCCCAGGATTAAACAATTGGTTACTTAATAATACAAGTGTAGTATCCGCCACTAAGATGTATATTGATGATCTTACCAATACAGGTCGGAGAGTTGATGGGCTATTTGATTATCTCGATGGACAGACAAGTAATCCAAAAGGTACTATTTTTATTCGGACACCAAAAAACCCGAGTACTGATGATTATCAATTCTTAATTTATAGCTTTAGTAATTGGACCTGGTCACCTACCGGTACTGGTAGAGATTGGGGACATTTTGATATTACTCTTATGGACAGGAGTGAATTAGAAGGTACTGATTTAAGTCCTGGTACTAGTTGGAATACAGGTGCTGTTGCTGGTTTTGGTTCTACTGCAATTATTGACTTTATTCCACACGGTGATCGTGGTCCACAAGGTATTCAAGGTACTCAATCAACACAGGGTATTCAAGGTGCTCAAGGTTTCCAAGGTGTTCAATCAACACAAGGTATTCAAGGTGTCCAATCCGTACAAGGCTTTCAAGGTACTCAAGGTGCACAAGGCACTGTAGGTATTCAAGGTAACCAAGGTGTGCAGGGTGTACAAAGTATTCAAGGTAGCACAGGTGCGTATGGTGGAATATCATTTGAATATAACTTTATTCCTGATATTACCTCAACTGATCCTGGCACTGGCAACTTAAAGGTAAATAATAATACCTTACTAAACGGCACAGAGTTCCGAATCAATAGAACTGATGCAGTTGCAAATAATATTGAAGAATTTTTAAGAACAACAGACGACTCTACCAGTCCTGTAAAAGGCCATTTAAAAGTAACCTCGGTAGATGATCCTTCCATATTCATCTTATATGAATTTACTAATACTACAGAAACAACACCTTATTTTACATTTGATATTCAAAATGGTGTTGGTAATGCTACTCAGTCATACTTTATAGGCTTACCGGCGGTTGTAGTAACATTTGTTAGAACTGGTGATAAGGGAGTTCAAGGTGTTCAAGGTGTCCAGGGCACCCAAGGTACTCAGGGTGTTCAAGGCAACCAAGGTGTTCAAGGTGTTCAATCGACGCAAGGTGTGCAGGGTATCCAATCAGTACAAGGTACTCAGGGCGATCAGGGTGTTCAAGGTGTCCAATCTACCCAAGGTGTACAGGGTACTCAATCCGTACAAGGTTTCCAAGGTGTACAGGGTACTCAAGGCGCTCAAGGATTGCAGGGAACACAAGGTGTTCAAGGTCTGCAAGGTATTCAAGGCATGGAAGGTGCGAGAACATTTCTTGTCACCAATGATGGTTCTTCATTCTGGGAAGTAGATGGAGTTACTAACAACCCAACACTGCAATTGCTGAGAGGATTTACTTATGTCTTTGAGGTAGACGCATCGGGTCATCCTTTCTATATTAAAACTGTAGCAGGTACCGGCACTGGAAATCAATTTACTACTGGTGTAACTGGAGCAGGTACTCAGGTTGGTAATGTAATCTTTAAGGTTCCTGCATCAGCACCAGATACACTGTACTATCAATGTTCAGTTCATGCTGGAATGGTAGGTACACTTTCAATATCTGACTTGGGCCCACAAGGCGTCCAAGGGGTGCAGGGAGTACAAGGTGTCCAAGGTGAGGTAGGACCTCCTGGTAGCTTTGGTGGTATTACATTCGACTACACATTCGACGATGATGTTTCGGTAAGTAATCCAGGGCCTGGACTTTTAAAATTCAATAATGCAAACATATCTACTGCATCTATCATGTCGATAAACGACAGAGATGATAATTTTACAGATATTCAAACATTTTTAAGAACAATTGATGACTCTACTTCTTTAATCAAAGGTCATTATAAGATTACAGACGGTGGCGACATTACACAATGGGCCATTTTCACAATCAGTTCATTAACAGAAGCATCTGGATATTTCCAAGTAAATTCAACTTGGGTGGACGGTGAAACAAGCTTCACGGATGGTGATGATGTAAGAATTACATTCGCAAGAACTGGAGACATTGGTGACGTTGGCCCGCAGGGTGTCCAAGGTGTTCAAGGTGATCTTGGGGTTCAAGGTAATCCAGGTGCTGGTTCACAGGGTGTTCAAGGTATACAATCCGTACAAGGTGTGCAGGGTGTCCAAGGCGTTCAAGGTTTCCTTGGCGACCCGGGAATACAAGGTTCCCAAGGTGTTCAAGGTGATCCTGGTGTAGGTATCCAAGGTGACGAAGGTGACTTTGGTCCTCAAGGTGTCCAAGGTCTACAAGGAACACAAGGTGACTCGGGATTAGGAGTCGGCGGATCACAAGGTGTCCAAGGTAACGAAGGACAGCTCGGAATCCAAGGTTTCCAAGGACCTCAAGGTGTCCAGGGCATACAGTCAACTCAAGGTCTTCAAGGAACTGACGGTGGTACTGGTCTTGGCCAACAAGGTGTCCAGGGTGTCCAGGGCGGACCAGGTATTCAAGGTGAAGGTGGAGACGGGTTACAGGGTGTCCAGGGAACGCAGGGTTTCCAAGGTATTCAAGGACAATTTGGTACCGGTGCTGATGGCTTCCAAGGTGTTCAAGGTATTCAAGGTATTCAAGGTGAACCTGGTGAAGAAGGCGGCGGTACTCAAGGTACTCAAGGTGCTCAGGGATTTCAAGGTGTTCAAGGTGATCTTGGCGCTGGCGATCCTGGTGCTCAGGGTGTTCAAGGTGTTCAAGGTGTTCAAGGCGACCAAGGTGAGGATGGAGCAGGAGATCCAGGCATTCAAGGTACACAGGGTGTCCAAGGTGAAGAAGGTATCCAAGGCCTTGACGGTGATGGTTTACAAGGTGTTCAGGGTCCACAATCTATTCAAGGTACTCAAGGTATACAAGGTGGTGATGGCGTAGGCGCAGACGGTATTCAAGGTACACAGGGTGTGCAGGGTGATCTTGGTATTCAAGGTAACGAAGGACCCACAGGAGGAGGGGTTCAAGGACTTCAAGGTGTTCAAGGCGGCCCTGGTGCTCAAGGTTTCTCTGGATTTGGATCGGACGGTCTGCAAGGTACACAGGGTTTACAAGGTACCGCTGGTGAAAACCCACTAGCAGCAGAGGATGGTGTACAAGGTGACGCAGGTATCCAAGGACCAGATGGACCTCAAGGTATGCAAGGACCTCAAGGATTCCGTGGGATCCAAGGTCTCCAAGGTGTTCAAGGATTTACAGGCTCTGACGGAGAGGGTGCTCAAGGTACTCAAGGTGTCCAAGGTACTCAGGGTGTTCAAGGTAGATCTATTCAGGGTGTTCAAGGTAGTGAAGGAAATACCGATGCAATTACCTTGAATAATATACACGACCAAATAACCAGTTTACAAGCAACAACCATGCCGATTCCATTCTTTGACGGTACTGGTTCTGGTGCAAGACCATTATATGCTACAACAGGACCTAACCCAGGTTTCGCTGGCTCTGCTGGTGGTGAAAATAACTTTGTTTACCAATCATCTGTAGACCAAATGCAAGTAGAAAATATTGAAGCATTTGGAAATATTGAGGTTGCAGGAGACTTAACGGTTACTGGCACAATTAGCGGCAGTGGTATTAGTTCAACAATTTCAGATGCAGGAAATGACATCAAAACCGGCGGATCTATTAGATTAGATGATAACGTTGATCTTTACTTCGGCACCGGTCAGGACATGCAGTTCTATTATACCGGCAGTGAAATGCGAACAGATTTCAATGCTTCTGTTAATTGGGATTGGAGAAATACATCAAATGTTGTTAAAGTTAGAATTGGAGACAACGGTTCTATTGGTGCAACTACATTTAAAAACGTGCCAACAGGTACGGGAACATTTACGGTAGATGACGCTGGTAATCTTGTATGTAATAATATAACTGTAAATGGAACAAATAACATATCAGTTGCATCATTCCTCGATGCAACCAATAGCGCAACTAAAACTAGTGGTAGCTTAACATTTAATGATAATGTTGAAATGTATTATGGTA